AGCTCAGGTTTCGTTGCCATGCCGATTAAATCCTCAGCTGTTCTTTGATGGTCAATATAAATCGGGAGTTCTGAGAACTTCTCAAGGTTGTCCTTCAACATACCTCCTTCAATATAAACTTTATGTTCTTCTCCTTCTACCTCATATTCATGAGGTCCGGATGTAATAGCGATAACTGGGAATGTAACAGAGTCAATTCCCTCATCGCTGGAAAATGTCATCTCATCTCCATTACCCACAGACAATGCAAATGTTCTCTGTGTAGGTTCTGTAGACGTGCCCTCTGCAAATTCCCGCTCTACGCCATTCTCTTGCGCCCACATGCCACACATGCCAGCTGCAATCTCTTCAGGGTTATCAAAACCCCTTTTCTTCAGGTTTGATTTAGTTTGTATCATACATTTTTCAAATGTCATGCTCTATCTCCTGTTACGTTTGCGGAGGGTTGATTACCCCTGTTTTGTGCTCTAGCAGATTCTTCTCGTTTGTCTTCATCTCTTCCACCAGATATGTTTGCATTCCTATCAGTCACTTGAGCGTTAGCTTCCATATCGAGAGTAGCTACACCTTCAGGGTTTAAACCTCTCTCTTCTCTTACTTCGCCCGGTGACAATACTCCTTCTGATAAATAAATCATATCAGTCTTAGCTTTAGTGAATGCGTCATCAACGTTAATTTGCCTAAACTTAAATTTTGCTTCTCCATTATTTATTTGTGGCATAAGCTGGGCGTTAAGTGCACCCTCTACCATAGTTTGTAAATATCTTACATATGGTTCAAAAATTGGTCGTGCTTTTTCAGGGTCTGTCCACATAGTGCGTGGGGTTTTTAGAGCTACATGTATTTTATCTAATATATCATCTGTATATTTACCATACTCAAAAGCACGTTGTGTTCCTTGTAGTTCTTTAATTACTATATCGTTACCATGGATAATGTCTTCGCCCGGCGCTAATGTATTAAATGCATCAACTATTTCATTAATTTTATCAGGACCATAAGGCATATCAGGTAAACCAGCACTGACATCAAATCTACTTGTAGCATATTTGTTAAGTGCTGCACCTATATCTCTTTCTGCATAGTCTTTCAAATCAACTAAATATAAAATAGGGTGAATATCAGATAACCCATATGCTAAATCATCAAAAGAGTTGTTATTCAACGCTATTATTTCGTCTTCTTCGAATCTGATGTTTTCTTCATCGTCACCTACTTTTTGATAATAATATTCTATTTGTCCATGCTCGTTTCTCTTAACAAACATGTTTTGACTAGAACGTAATACTAAATTGTCTCCAGTCCATTCTATATATCCACTACCAAATATTCTTGCATTTCTTAACCACCCGTATAACATATGTTCGATATTGATATCTCTAAACATAGTTTCTATTTCTTCACGAAGATTATCATCATCCGTAACAATATCAAAATTATCTTTTACAGCATACAAACAAGGTAAATCAATTAATGTTCTTACTATTGGGTCAGATAAGTAAACGTTCATATAGGTTCTATTTTTACCAATATGAGGTTCGTAATCTTTTGCTGAGCCAACACTAAATCCTCTGTTGATTTTTAATCTTTTGATTACACCCTCTCCATAACTGCGGGGGTCGTCTTTTTTATAGGCAGGGTTACTTCCAATTGAAGCAAACCTACGTCTAACATTATCTATAAACGACATGGCTTTAAATAATTAATCATTATGAGTATATAAAGTTTTTGTTAGATTCCCCTTAGAGATTGTTTATTTAGTGTAACTTTACGCTGTTTTGTTGTAAAAAAAGATGGACCAGAGGCTTTACCCATATTATACGCTGGTCTATTGATTCTTTTTGAAACTACTGAACTACCAAAGTTACCTGTCATGGGTAACATACTCAAAGTAGCGTGTATACCCATTGCAGAACTATCACAGTAATCATCATGCTTACCGTTAGGTGCGGCTATCTTTTCTGTTTTGTTAGCTGCATCCATTGTATATTCTAACTCTATGTGTTCTTTTGTCCATTTATTAACTAACTTTGCCATGTCTGGTTGTAAATTCTCTGGATTAGGTACTTTTACTCTTCCTTGTTGTATGTAAGATACAAAGTCTCTGTACATTTGCGTTTTAGTACCTTTAGGACCACCCGTAAAAACGAAAGGCACGAAATGAACAGCAGCATCTAAGCACGCCAACCGTAAATCTTGTTCAACCGCACCACCAATACCAGTACAGTCCACAATGAGACGAGTAGCACCAAGCTGAGTGGTAATGTCCATAATACGTTGACGTTGGTATGGGATATCGTGTCCCCCAGTTCTAGCATTGATTTCTTCAATGTATACAAGCCGTGCAATATTTGCATCATCAGTTTTGTCAAGGGACCATGCACTAATAACAGTAGAGTTAACAGATTTACCAATGTCAACCCCAACAGTAATATTGCTTCCTCCCTCGAATCCATACTCATCCAATCTAGTAATTTCGTAATCATCATAACACCTTTTAATTTTTTCCGGACTAAAAACGTTCGCTACAGACTCTACAAACTCACATTCATATTCTGTTCTCCAATAGATAGATTCTTCTCCCCATTCGGTCATCTTATCTAACATTTCTTCTTCAGTATAAGGTGCTGAATATGCATCACCCTTTTTCACAGCATCTCTCCACGTATAATGTAATCTAGTAAAAGTATCTGCATAATTATCGTCATACAAATATCTCCACATGTGATTATCTTTTGACTTTGGTGTTCCAAGATTAATAAATGGTGCTTTATTAGAAACAATTGCAGGTTCTACGTTATCAATGAATAGTTTATCGTCGATGAGTGGAGACTCATCAACTACTAGGAACGTAGGATGTTGTCCTCGTATAGCTTGTCCTTGGTTACTAGGCGCTAACGGAGCTCTTCTCATAACTGTGCCCCCCTTAAGTGTTATGTTGGGCTTATTATGAAACCTATAATTTGCTACTAAACCATTTAAAAAAGTATTATCAGCAAAGTGTCTATAAACATAATTAAAGATTAAAGCAGCTTGGTCTTCTGTAGGGGCCAGTATAAATACTAAATCTCTAAATCTATTAAAAAACATATATATAGTGACTGCTACTGATAAAGCGAAAGATTTACCACTTCCTCGTGGTGCTAAAATAGCTAATTTTTTTTGTTTGTCGTCTTTACGATTTATTAAACATTCTAAAACAATATCCTCTTGTAAAGGTCTTAACCGTAAAGGTCGTTGTTTGTTGTCAATTAAGTACGCGTTACAAAACGCACGTACTAGTTTACGCATCTTTTCTTTATTATCTCTACATTTAGCGAAGATTTTTTCTAATTGTCGTGAATCTACTCCACCTTTACCTGTCAACAGGCTTTTCAGGTGTTTCTCGTTTTTCATCATCTACTAGTTCCTCTAAGAATGAACCAAAACCTTCTGCACTCTTTTCCATTTCAGTGGGTACTTCAATATTCAGTGCTCTAAACTCTGTATGGATATCTCTTACTATTTGGTTTCGTTGTCGCAATAACTCTGTTCTAGCGTTAACATCCCGAATACATACAAGAATTTCTTCCCACAACACATCTTCCAGCGCAAGATTACGTGCCAGAAGTCGGACAAGCTCTTTATGACGTCCATATTCAGCCTCTCCAACTCTCTGACGTAATCGAGTCTCGTATTCCTCTACTTTCAAAGCTCTTTCCCTTCATCGAGGGCGGCTTTAACTTTAGATTTTACAAGACCAGCTAGCTCATCATCTTTCTCATCCCAAGCTGTAATTAATACATTTCGGACTAAAGAATCTTTGACGTGCTTTTGTGCTGTTTCGTCAAGCTTTTCAAAAGCTTTCATCTGGGCTTTAGTTAGATTTTTATCTAGCATGTCCATTAACTCTGCTTCATTGTTCTTAATATACTTAAAAACTAATTCTTTGACTGCAGGTACGGTATAGGCTATATATCCACCTAAACCTAGTACTAATGCAGCTAATGCCATAAGTAATGGTTCATCCATTAAAGTGTCTAACATTCCAGATTCTTCTACAGTATCTAAGATAGCAGAGATGTTTCCATCGTTTGCTGTCTCATTTCCTGCGGTTTCATTGTTTGTATTATTCATATATGTTGATATCTCCATATTGGGGCTCCCACGGTGGCACTTGCGATAAGTAACCTGTGGAGCAATGGCCCTGTGGCGGGTGCCCATACATATTTAACATTGCTTAGTATATAAAGCTTACCATTTAACTTTATTAGCCCAATAAGCTGCAGACATCTTACCCTTCTTAATATTTTTAGCGTGGCGCGCTTTAAAACTCTTTCTTCGGGCTTTGGACTTTGGGTCCATTTTCTTACCTGCTGTGCTTACACCTTGTTGACCAAACCTAATTAGTTTAGTTTTAGTTCCTACTTTAGCCACTACTACGTGTGACTTTTTAGGATGGTTTGGAGTTCTTTTAGGTTTATTATACCCTGATACTCCAGCTCTAGTTAATTTAGCATCTTTTTTCTTTTTTGGTGCCATTATTTCCTCTTTTTCTTTACAATGGTTTTTGTTTTACCACTCTTTGTTCTTGCATATTTATGTGTTGCGGTTTCGCGTATAAGTGTACCTGAGTAGCGTTTACCTTTCCACATCCATGAAACTGTCTTAGCCATTACTTTTTCCTCTTTTTTGTTTTCTTCTTTTTTGGTCTTCCAACTTTACTTCCGTATGTACCTTTACCGTATGGCATTATTTACTCCTCCTTACTGCTTTTTTAATTTTCTTAGAATACTTTGCTCTACTACCCACTCCACCTGCTTTACGTTTCTTGCGATTCGTTGCTGCTTTTTGACTTTTGGTTAGTCGAGACCTAACACCCTTGGGTAGATATCTACCTCGTTTGGATTTAGGTTTCTTCTCATCACCTTTTGTGACATAGCCCCATTTTTGTTTACCCCATTTCTTTAGGGACTTTTGGGGCTTCTTCAAAGCCATTAGCGATATCCTCCACCAGCGGCTTTATATTGCTTTGCTAACATTTGAGCTTTTCTAGCTGACCATTGACCAGCAGCTCCACCTTTACTTCCTGCTTTAATTTTATTAAACAACCTCTTTCTCATTGTAGGCTTAGTATAGTTACCAGCCTCGTTAACTCTAGACTTCGTCTTACGTTTTGTAGTTGTCTTTCGTTTTGCAGGTGCTTTACGTTTAGTTGTTTTTCTAGGTGCCATGTTTATTCTCCGTACTTCACAGATTCGGATGCACCGTTGGCTCTAACTTTCTTTACCCACTCAACATTAGGAATCTGGACTGCATCATTATTATCTGGTGCAATTTCTCCAGTTCCATCTAGTTTAAGTAGTTTGAAAGATTTTCCAACATACTCTTGTTGACCCATCTTGTCTGAGTCTTTCTTTATTATTTTATCCATAGTTTATCTCCTTACTTTTTTGATTCCATCTTATGCTCTTGTTCTTGCGCTTTAGCTTCTATCATCTGAGCTTGTTTCTGAGCGTGGTCGTTATAATCGATAACAGCTTGTGCTTTTACCTTATAGAATGCAGTCTTCTCAGCTTGTTCTTGTTTCCAAACATCTAGAGCATCTTTGATAATTAGAAGGGCTGGCCCACCTAATATAGCTATCAAAGTTGTGTATCCTTCTATTTGCTCAAGAACTGTATCGTCCTGCAATCCACTGTGTATAACAAACCCTGCGAAACCAACCCAAAGTAGAACCAAAGGCACAGCAATCATAAACATAAAGATGTCATTAAATGTAACTCCTTCACTTGCGGTGTCTTTACTCATTTTTGGTTTCTCCTTCTTTTTTATTATTTCTAGGCTGATACTTGGTTTTTTGGGAATTATACGGCGCGCATATTCCACAAGTATTAAGATAACAAGTGCAATCCCCAGTATCGCCATCACTACAGCTAGCATGGTCAAAATGTCTAACCACCCTATCATTCCTCCTCACCTACAAAATCTTCGTATGTGCTTTCTTTTATCATTGCTTTCACATCATCCAATTCTGAGATTATTTTCGCTAACATATTCGTTAAGACTAACATTTGGTTAGCCTTCATTCCTCCTCCAATATTATTTCCTCTATATTAAAGGATGTAACGTATTCATACTCACCATTTCTATTCCAGTCGGCAAACAGGTTTACCCACACAATGTACCAACCAGTATATGGTTCTGTAAAGTATTCAGGTCCAGAACTAAGAATAAACTCATCTCCTTCCCATCCAGTTACATTGTAGAACACATCTACCCACATGTAACCGTTCCAAACTGTTTCGTTGTCTTCAATTTTTATATGACCCACATCATAACCTATCATAATAGGTAAGGTGTCTTGGTCACAATCTGTATCGACATCTACAGTTATATTTAAAGTGTTCGGTTCTCTAGAGTAATTACCATACTCTAAACCGTTGTAAAAGTAAGTTTCGTTGGATGCACAGTCGTATTCTTCATATTCACAACTGCCGTCATCTTCCTCAGCTCGGTCATTAAAGTTCTCAGCTTCTGGGTCCATACATCCGTATATAGTATCATCTTCATATGTTTCATTACTTGTACCATTATCTACGGGTCCACCCAAAAACTGACACCTACCATTATCATGAGTAGCTTGTGAGTTATAATTATCTGCATCGGGGTTAGTACATCCATAAATAACAGGAGGAGGGAATACACAACTACCATTATCAAAATCCGCATCAGATTTGTAATTGATGGCTGTTGGGTCGGTACATCCACCCCTTGGCTTACCGTCATCGTCTCCTCCGAAAATTTCTTCAAACGCACTGATATCTCCTCCACCACCAAAAAAAGCGAGTATCAAAACTGTAAGTATAGAACCTATTTTTTTACCTAATTTAGTCTCACCTAGTTTATCACCAGCTTTACCTATAGTTTCAAATAAACCTTCTTCTTCATCGGGTCTGGGCCTTCCTCCTATCCCTAATGCTTCACGTTCTTCATCAGAGATTATAGAGATGGCTCCATAATCATCGCGCGCCATGTATATTTTTACATGACGCTAGTATTTAAAGATTTCTCTTAATCAAAGTCAGGGAACTGTGATTGAGACTCAACATCTATATTTATTTTAGTCTTGCTATCAATGTCTGCATAATTTTCTTTTTTACGCTTTTTGAATGTTGGTTTCCATGCTGGTATCTCTGCATCACAGGGGCCGCCCTGCGATTTGTGGAATGAACACCACTTACACAGGTTTTGCGGCTTCTGTTCATATCTATCTTCGTATTCCTCTCGTTCCTTTATACAGTCGTGTACCATCTTGATAAGGTCCCTAGCCTCGTCAAGTTCGGCCTGACCAACCTTCACAAAAAAGGTATCGTCAAATCGTAGATAATTAACTCCTACGAAATTAGGCATCTCTCCCATCTCTAGTGTGTATAGGAAAGCATAAATGATAAGTTGCCTGTAGTATTCTTCTGGTAAGTATGGTCCATACCTCTTTGACGTCTTGTAATCAAGAAGTGTAGTTCCACCATCGAAATCATTACACACAACATCAATAACTCCAACTATTGCATACTCTTTAGACTTAACCCACTTCTCAGCATACTTAGGTGCTACAGCATTCCAAGCCTGTTGTTTGTTTTTGAATATCTTCCAGTCTACCATTTCAGTTAGTTTCTTGTTAACAGAGTCAACGAAGTTCTGTAGTAATGCTTCTGTTTCTTTGTACATAGAATCCATCTCTTCGCTTGTATGTACTTCCCATAACCACTTGTGTTTGGCTATCTTCTCTTCCCATCCATCTTCGAACTGACCCTGTACCCATAGCTTTGGTATTCCTTTCTCCCACTGTGGTAGAGTCTTAAATTGTTTTTTAAATAAGTCTTCAAGTATCTGATGTACTAACGTACCGCGGAATAGGTGTATAGTCTTTTTCTGAGGTAGCTTAGCTATATAGTTGTAGTAGAATTCACGGGGGCACTTCAAGTAAGTATTTATTTTTGAAGGACTAAGCCTCATATGGCTAGCGGTCCACTTAGTCATTATCGCACAACTCCCCTTTCTTTTCTATTGGTTTCATCTCATCGCCGGGGTCAGAAACGAACACCCTAGTTGTCTCATAGCTCCACGGGGGTGCATAACCTTCGATAGTACCATCTTCAGGATTAAGCTCTACTACGCAAACGCCTGTATCTTGACATGTACAATTATGCCACCCATGGACACAACTACACGTGGTCCATACAGTCTTCCTGCTGCCGCTACGCTCCCGCGC